CAAGAGGTTCATAAAGATCATTCACCCAAATATCTAGGTAAGGACATTTCTTGGTGATGTAAATTGCAACACTTCCACCACCAAGAAAAGGTTCACGAAACTCATCATAGTTGCGAAGGTCTGGAAAGTAAGGATCCATTTTAACGCAAGCACGGGACTTACCACCAGGATACCTCAAAGGTGTTTTAAGAGACTTCATAATCAGGTTTGTTATACTTCAAATATTCAAGAAAAGTCATTTTCATTTCCTTGTTTGTCATACCACAATGTGCTGCCGCAGCAGGTAAATTCATCTTAGCGCGAAACAAACCTTCGTTTGCCTCTTTTACATTTTGAGGTGTTGTTTTGTTTGGAATGTTATAAAGAGATTCCTTATTAATTTTAAGTAGTCCCATAAGATTAAAGAATGAGTTTCTTTTTGTCTGGTGTTGCAATCGCAGTGGGATTTAACATGCGTTCAAATTGTTGAGAAATTTCATCTGCTGGTTCCGTTATATACATGATAAAACTTTTTTGAATCTTAATTCCATCACCGTCTCTTTTTTCAAGAGGACAAAAAGGAATAAATCCAATAGTTCCGTTCTGATTTGGAATTGGAGTGATCCCATTTTTGATCACCACATATTCATCTGTTTCTTCGGTTATGTTACAAACAACATCCTCACCTGAGGACACTTTGATAAGTTTAATATTCATTTGAAGTTACATTCCACCATAATTTCAGTTAAAGCTGCCAGAAGATTAATTTCTTGATCGGCAACAAATGCTATTTGATACTGATACTTAGCAATGATAAGCACAGCAGCAGCAAGAGAAGGACCGTCAATGGCATTAGGAAGAGCATCGTAAACACGACGCAGTAATACACCAGGATCATTATCCAAGTTATTGACACACCATTTACGCACTGAGGGATAATCTTTATCTTTAAGATTTTTGATAAGTTCATTTGCGGAAACATCTGAGAAAGAAGCAAGAATTGCAGAATCGATGTTTCCTCCTACACCATATCTCTGACATTCATTTAAGACTCTGCGCCAGTCTGGGAAGTGTTTGTTGATGAGTTCGGCAAGGACCTTAGGATCGTATTGTATACGTTCCTCATCCAAGATGTTTTGTAAACGCTTGAAGAAGGATCCTGCCAGTGCGGCTTTTTCTTTTCCCTTGATGGAGAAATCAATGACGGCACATCGGGAGTGGAGAGGTTCAATGATTTTGTTTTTGTAGTTACAAGTGAAGATGAATCGACAGTTGTTAGCAAATTCCTCAATAGACGCCCGTAGGAGGAGTTGTACATCTGGGGTTGTGTTATCTGCTTCATCAATAAGGATGACTTTGTGTTTAGCAGTTGATGAAAGCGAGACGGTCGAAGCGAAATTCTTTGCATTGTTTCGCACAGTATCGAGGAATCTACCCTCGTCAGATCCATTGATGACATAAAAATCTACTCCAAGTTCATTACAAAGTGCTTTTGCTACTGTTGTCTTACCAATACCAGGAGGACCAGCAAGAAGCATATTTGGTATTTCACCTCTATTTAGAAACTCCTGAAAGGTCTTTTTAGTAGAATCCAGGAGAATACAATCTTCAATTGTTTTGGGTCGATACTTTTCTACCCACAAAAATTCATCGCGCATAATTATTCAAAAGGTCTCACAATTTCATCACAAATAATAGATCCTGCTTCCAGTTCTATTCTTAGACATTCTACACCTTTTTGAGGATCTGTATGATCTCCGCAGGTGAATACATCACACACTGCTGTTCCTCTCTCTGGCCAAGTATGAATACTGATGTGACTCTCAGCAAGCATAGCAATAGCAGTTACACCTTGTGGATGAAACTTATGGGAATACAGTGCCAATAAAGTGGAACTACATTCTTTTGATGCAGCATAAAGAGTGTCTCTAATTTTTCCCTCATCATTTAGAAGGTTTGATGGGCAATCTTTTAAAGTAAAAAGTATATGTTTCAACTATCATATCCAATCAGGTTTACGATGAGGGAGACGAATATAATTATCGCACACCCAAGGCTTTGATGCAATATACATCTTATAAGCAGTAAATGTATCTATACTAGTATTGAATTTATATTCATTAGGCATGGCACGAGTGAAAGGAGTGGGATCTTTACCAGAACGACCAGTTGGATCTGCTGTTGGAAAGATTTCACGAGCTGCCAGAAGAGTGTTAAAACATGTATGAACTTTTCCGTATCTAGCAGAATATTCTTGACATAAAGCAAATCCATGAGCAATCAACCATTGCCAATTCATTACAAAACTATTTGCCCAGACCGTGCAAGGATGATTTCTAAAAGCACCCTTTTCAGTGCTGTATGGAGTTCCATCTGCCTTAGGAAGAGTTCCAAATCCATGCCCCCAACGCTCTGAGGCAACGATAGAGAGCATCTGACAGGTCTCTAAGGGCATCTTAACGATGTGCTTATCAGGGAGAACCTGAGCAGACTTCCAAGGGTCTGGGTCAGTAACAAAAATATTAATTGGAGGTTCCTCAACTCAGTGACATTTTACACGAACTTGGAGTCTGGTTCAAGAGCAATGTAATATTTCAGATTACGATCCTTACTATTGAACTCGGAGAGAAGTTTTTTAGAAATAGAAATTTCGTAAGTGCCAGGAAGAATTTTAATATTTTCAACCTTAAAATTGAAAGAAAATTCATTGTTAGTCTCACCAACAATGATTGAAAAATCGTTTGAAGTATCGTTTTTCTTGTTATGAACAACAAGTTTAACAACACCAGCTTCACCAACAACAGAAAGATCAGGAAGTTGATAAACTGCTGCTGCTTTAAGCAAACGATCTAGTTGTTGAGTTTTTAATTCAAACTGAACATCAACACTTGGAATCGCAATATCTTTATCAGGAGGAGTGACAATAACAGTTGGATCAGAGAAGAAATACTTTGATCGCATCTTACCTTCACTGATTTTTACATAACTATCATTTGAAAAATCAAGTTCAGGACTCTGATGTAGACTAAGACCATTCAAGAACTGAGTCAAATCATAGATGCCAAAATCTTTTGGAAATTTATCATCAATAGTTGCTTCGGCAAGAATGTTTTTCATCACACTAATTGTGCGAAGTTGATTGCCTTGCTTAAACAGAATTGACTGATTAATATTTGAAAAATTTTTGAGGACTGATAGAGTGGTTTCAGATAGTTTCATGGTTTGAGGTTTCAATTTCATAATCAACGGAATTCAGTCAGACCATTATTCTTACGGGAATAATGACCATCAAAATGTAGCAAAAGCATAGCATAGTGAATCACTTTGAGCAAGTCACGTTTGTTACGTCCATCCTTATCACCATAACGACTACCATATTTAAGAATGTTTGCTTGACAGAAATGAGTTGCAAGATCTTTTGCTGCCATTAGATCAATCGTTTGCGTATTCTTATAGTCCTCATTGTGACCACAATAGTGACTACCATAAGTGCTAGTCACATAGTCCTGAATGTCTTTCAGGATTTTATCTTCATTGTATTTCCAAAGATGATTCTTTGTTTCATTCATAGTAACAGGAGTTTTTTCAAGATTTAAAGTTCCATCACTATTATCTGACAGTGTGATCTGAAATTGGTTTTCAGTTTTATTTTTCCATTGATCAAACGGACGGTTGCGATCTCTATCATAATATTCGGCAGTATGTTTAGTCATGTGTTCAAAAATTTCAGAATAAGGATATTCGTCCATAATAAAGGGGAAGGGTCATAATTTTACCTTCCCCAATTATATCAAACGGACTGCTGTGTGTCAATAGACTCTTCAGAAGGCATCTTGAAGTCAGCGTCCACTTTATCATACAGTTCCAGGAAAGACTGTTTAGTTTCATCATCAAATCGGGCAGTGCAGACATCAATTGCTTTTGCTTTGCTGCCAAAAATGCTATAAGCACGAATGATATGAACCAGGCGACGAGTGCTAATGATCTCCTCAATGCCACCATCATAAAATGTTTTACGAATCACATCTGCCCAATCAACTAGACGCTTACAGAAATCACGATCTTCCACACCAAGGTCATCTGCAACACCTTCCAAGATCTTCTGTTCGGTCACAGGAGCAGGATAGTGCTGCTCAAAGGTCACAGGAAATCGTTCTAGGAATGCTTCATTCAGCAC